AGCGCCGTCTGGAGATCATCAACGATGCGAACCAGAAGGCCCTGGGGCTGGACGCCGACTACTGGCGCCGCCGGCTGCAGATGCAGCAGGACTGGACGGTGGGGGCCAATGAGGCCATCACAAACTACCTGGATGAGATCGCCAACGTCGCCAAGCGCACAGAGAACATCGTGGGCGGTGCACTGTCTGGCCTCACAACAGGCCTCACAGATGCGCTGTTCGATGGAAACCTGGATTCGCTCCAGTCCGTGGGGAAGACCATCGCAAAGCAGATCACGGCCGGGATCATCTCCGAGCAAATCAGCGCGCCGCTTGCCAAGTGGCTCAAGGGCCAATTTGGCGACTCCGAATCGCTGCTGTCGTCGCTGTTCGGCTCTCTCTTGGGCGGCAAGGGCGGCGGAGGTGGCGGTGGGTTGTTCAGCTTCCTCTTCCATGCGAAGGGCGGCGTCTACGACAGCCCCAGCCTGAGCCAGTACAGCAACCAGGTGCACAGCACCCCGAAGGTCTTCGCATTCGCGAAGGGAGCCGGCGTGTTCGCCGAGGCCGGGCCCGAGGCGATCATGCCGCTGACCCGCAACTCTGCCGGCGTGCTGGGCGTGCGTGCAGTCGGTGACTCGAGCGGCGGCGCTGGTGGTGGGCGCGGCGGTGATCGCGTCTACAACATCAACGTGCAGACCGTGGCGCAGCCTGGCATGAGCCGAGCCACAGCGCTACAGCAGGGCGCGGACTACGGGCGCGGAATCCAGCGCGCCCTGGAAAGGAATGGTTGATCCATGGTGCAAGTCCTTGCAGATGTCGTCATGCCGAGGATGGTGGTTGCCGGCGGCATCACGGGCCGGCAGATACGCCGCAACGCGCGCGCCGAAAGTGCTTCGGGCTTCGTTTCTGTCAACGTCGTGCGCAGCCGCACGCGCAGACAGTACGACCTGGGCACTGTCCCGCGCGCTGTGACCGCATGGCAAGCCATCGAGGCTCTGTACGAAGTCACCGAAGCGGGTGGCTTCGGCTTTTTGCTCGAAGACCCCAAGGACAGCGACGCCACGGCCGACACGGGCCGTGTGATCCAGGTGGCGGGCGTCTGGCAACTGCACAAGCGCTACCAGGTCGCAGGTGGCCTGCGCTACCGGGACCGGCGCATCACACGGCCCATGGGGGCTGTTCGGCTGTTGGTCGGTGGGGTAGAGGTCGCCGGCACGGTGGACCCCGACACGGGCATCGTTGTCTATGCCAGCGCGCCACCAGATGATGCCGTGTTGGCATGGGTTGGGCGATTCCGGGTGCCAGTTCACTTTGCCAGCGATGACCTCGAATGGGACGTTGTCAGTTCTGGCGAATATCTCCGTCGCCTTGTGCTCGCGCAAAGCATCATCCTTGACGAGATCCTCGAATGAAAACACTGCCCACAGCCCTGGCCGAGCACTACGCAAGCGGCAGCACCACCGTGGCCACCGCATTGCGCATCGAGCGCAAGGATGGCAGCGTTTTCGCCTTTACGTCTGGCTCAGATGATGCCGTCATCGACGGCGAAACCTACATCAGTGGGCCGGGCCTGGACCTCTCCGGCATGGCTTGTTCTGCGGGCTTCGCCGTCGACAACCTGGAGCTGACGGTGTTCCCTGATCCGGTGGTCCTGACGAGGGATTCGTTCCTGGCTGGATTGTGGCAGGGCGCGCGCTTCTTGCTGTTTGAGTACAACTGGGCCGACATCAGCATGGGGCGCAACGTGCTCAAGCGCGGCTGGCTCGGGGAGTCGCGCCTGCAGGCAGAGGCTGTGGTGGTCGAGCTGCGCAGCCTGCGCCAGGCGCTGCAGCAGCAGGTCGGTGAGCAGACGACGAAAACCTGCCGGAACCGTCTTGGGGATGCTCTCTGCAAAGTCGACTTGTCTCCGCTTACGCATTCCGGCGCTGTCGCATCGTCTCCAGACCGCTACACGCTCACGGGCCTCTCGGCAGTTGACGACTACTACACCGAGGGGTTCGTGACCTTCTCGACCGGCCGCAATGCCGGCGTGGCGCGGAAGGTCCGCAAGTTCGCGAGCAACGTCTTCGAGCTTGCGACACCGCTGCCGTTCCCGGCCGACGTTGGCGACCAGTTCACGGGCATCGGCGGCTGCCAGAAGCGACTCCAGGACTGCCGAGACCGTTTTTCCAACGTCCCGAACTTCGGCGGGGAGCCGCATCTCCCGGGCATCGACGCGCTCACGGCATACCCGATCCCAGGGGAATCCACATGATCGTCGCGGAGGCCCGCAGCTGGATCGGCACCCCATACCACCACCAGGCGCGCGCCAAGGGCGTGGGCGTGGACTGTGCCGGCCTTGTCATCGGCATCGCGCGCGAGCTGGGCATGGTGGCGCCGGACTTCGACATTTCCGGCTACGCGCGCCGGCCAGACGGCTGGAGCTTCCTCTCTTGGAGCGATCAGCACATGCGCCGCATTCCGCGCGCACAGATGGGCCCGGGCTCCTGCGTCGTGGTGCGCTTCGACCAGCACCCGCAGCACATCGGCATCGTCGGTGACTACGTGCACGGCGGGCTCTCGATCATCCACGCGATACAAGGGCGCGGCGTCGTTGAGACCAGGCTGATGCTGGACAAACACATGATTTTCGTGGCGGCCTACGAGCTGCCCAAGGAGGGCGCATGGCGCAACTCGTGCTCGGGCTCGCAGGAGCCGCGGTAGGTAGTCTCTTCGGCGCACCCCAGATCGGCTGGGCCATTGGTGCGACCCTGGGCAGCGCGTTCGGACCCACGCAAAAAAGCAGTGGGCCGCGCCTCACGGATCTGAAAGTCACGGCGAGCGAGTACGGCGCACCGATACCCTACATCATCGGCAACCCGCGCGTGTCGGGCACTGTGATTTGGGCCAGCACCAAGCGAGAGATAGCAACGACGACAAGCCAGGGCAAGGGAGCTGGGGGTGCCGAGTACACCAGCTACACCTACGAGATCGATCTGCTGTACTTGCTCTCCGACAACGAGATCCTGGGCGTGCGCCGGATATGGTCCAACGGCAAGCTGATCTGGACCCGGGCCGAGGAGTCGGACGCAGAGTCCATCGAGGCCGGCGAGGACACGGTCAGCTGGAAGGCCATGCGCATCTACACAGGCGCGGCTGATCAGCTGCCAGACCCCGTGTACGAGGCCGCCGTGGGCTCTGGCAACGCGCCCGCGTACCGTGGCCGTGGCACTGTGATGCTGGAGGGCGTCAACCTCGGCAGCAGTGGGCAGCTGCCGAACCTCACATTCGAGATTGGCCTGGGCGGCGATAATGTTCAGTATTTTTTCAATATGCCTTATGAAGACACGCATGGTCCTGAGGATATTGAGGCAAACCCGCTTTCATATGTTGAATCAAATCCAGAGAATTCAATTTTCTCTGTATCTGGATTTACTTCGAGTTTCCCTGAAGAAGGCGACAAAAGGGCATACCTTACATATTCCGGCCCGAAGATAGGAGACATGCTGCGCGTAGATTCTCCGGTATTCATTG